TACAGATATTTCATAATCCTCGAGTGCTGGTGGAGCCGGAACCGAAAAGCATGTGCGGCCTGCCATCCGGAGTCGTCCCTGCCGTTCGCCAGCCGCTGGCGGAGGATAAATCATTACTGCCATTTTTCAGCAATGAGCGTGTGATTCGTGCTGCTGGCGGCGCTGGTGCACTGTCTGACTGGCTGTTGCGCCATATTAAATCCTGCCAGTGGCCACACGGTGATTATCACCACAGTGAAACCGTCATTCACCGTTATGGTACCGGCGCAATGGTGTTGTGCTGGCACTGCGACAACCAGTTGTGTGACCAGACCTCAGAATCACTTGAGCAACTTGCTCACCAAAACTTGTCAGCATGGATGATTGACGTCATCCGTCACGCAATCAGCGGTACGCAGGAGAGGGAGTTATCGCTGGCCGAATTATCCTGGTGGGCGGTCTGCAATCAGGTGGCTGATGCGCTTCCGGAGTCTGTATTGTGTCGTTCACTGGGATTACCGGTGGAAAAAATCCGCTCCGTATACCGTGAGAGTGACATCGTACCGGGAGAACAGACTGCCACCAGCATACTGAAGCAGCGCACAAAAAATATTGCGCTGCCACTTCACGTCCACCAGCAACAGCCCCCACTCCAGGAAAAGACGTTAGTAAGCATCGCCGTTGATCCGGAGTCTCCGGCTCAGTATCTCCAGCGCCAGAAACCACAACGGGAAGAGATGCCTGTATACACGCGCTGGGTAAAAACGCAGAAATGCATGACGTGCGGTAATCAGGCAGATGATCCGCATCACATCATTGATCATGGCCTGGGAGGTATGGGAACAAAGGCTGATGATTTGTTTGTTATTCCGCTGTGCCGTAAATGTCATAACGAACTGCACGCCGGGGTAAAAGATTTTGAAGAAAAACACGGCAGCCAGCTGTTGTTGCTGATTCGTTTTTTAATGCACGCGAGAAATTCGGGTGTCCTGAAGTGGAAAGCATGAATGACTGAACGCATAGAATTTGTTTTGCCTTACCCGCCGACGGTGAATACCTACTGGCGACGTCATGGCAATACGTATTTCATCTCGGAGGCCGGAAAGCGTTATCGCCGTGATGTGGCGCTAATTGTTCGCCAGCAGCGGCTGAAATTAAACCTGTCCGGAAGGCTGGCGATAAAGGTGATTGCAGAGCCACCGGATAAGCGTCGTCGCGACCTGGACAATATCCTGAAAGCACCGCTGGATGCGCTGACGCATGCGGGAGTGTTAATGGACGATGAGCAGTTTGATGAAATCAATATCGTTCGTGGTCAGCCAGTATCTGGTGGACGTCTGGGGGTGAAGATTTACCCCATAATGCATTAAGAGCAGGTCAAAAAATGAAACTGGAAGATTTACCGAAATACTACTCCCCAAAATCCCCTGGCCTGACCGATGCATCGGCCTCAACGTCAAAAGATGCGCTGAGTATCACTGATGTGATGGCCGCGCAGGGCATGACACAGAATCGGGCTGAGATGGGTTTTTCTGCGTTCCTGGGGAAAATGGGCATCAGTATGAATGACAGGGCGCGGGCAACAGAATTACTGGCAGATTATGCACTCAGTCGGTGCGATCGTGTGGCGGCGTTGAGAAAACTTCCGGCAGAAATAAAACCGGTAGTGATGCGCATTATGGCTTCGTACGCTTTTGAGGATTATGCCCGCAGCGCAGCGAGTAAAAAGCAGTGCCCTTGTTGCTATGGGGAAAAATTTATTGAAAGCGTAGTTTTTACAAACAAGGTCCAGTATCCGGATGGTAAGCCGCCGGTATGGGCAAAGTGTACGAAAGGTGTGTATTCGTCTTACTGGGAAGAATGGAAAAAAGTCAGGGAGGTGGTAAAAGTTGCCTGTCCGGAGTGTGGCGGAAAGGGTGAGGTTTCCACCGCCTGTAAGGATTGCCGTGGGCGTGGTGTCGCCATTCATCGTGAAGAGTCGGTAAAACGTGGTATGCCTGTTATCAGAGACTGCCAGCGTTGTGGTGGTCGTGGCTATGAAAGACTACCATCAACGGAGGCATTTAATGCTATATGCGAGGTGACAAACCAGATAACACGCGCGTCATGGGAAAAAACAGTTAAGAAATTCTATGATGCGCTGGTGACCCGGTTTGATATTGAAGAAGCATGGGCTGAGCGGCAGTTAAAAAAGGTAACTAGGTAACAAGGTTGATTTTTCCGGAATCTGTGGTAAATTCGTCATAACAATGGGCTTTTTATGCCTGACGTTAGAAGAGTTTCTACAACCCGCCGCCGAGCGGGTTTTTTATTGCGGAATTAATTACGGACCGTTATTATTCTGCTCCCGGCCCTTTAGCTCAGTGGTGAGAGCGAGCGACTCATAATCGCCAGGTCGCTGGTTCAAATCCAGCAAGGGCCACCATCACAAACCGCCATTAGCTTATCAGGAAGAGCAGACGACACGATAACAGGGTTGTTGGTGCGGGGGCGGGTCCCCGATGGCGGTCCATTATCGGTATTCAGCGTTGTTAGCTCAGCCGGACAGAGCAATTGCCTTCTAAGCAATCGGTCACTGGTTCGAATCCAGTACAGCGCGCTATATTCATTCTTCCAGATTCCTTCCGGCAGAGCCTTATACTGAAATATACCTGGCTCAGGATATTGTTGAAAATATTTTATGTTTGTCAAAAATAAAAGTTCTGTTAAGTATTGATTGAGTGTTTGTTATACGGTCTAATGGTTTTTTCAGCATTAAATATTTATCATTCATATGGTGTGGGTAGAGTGAATATTGATGAGGCGTCGGGGTGTTTCATCCTTAGGCAGCGTATTGATATAGTCAATGCAGGACGAGCAAAGGCCTTCAGCCGTTTGACAGTTTTGTTCTGTACTCCTGATCGTCTTTCGGGAAGAGACGTTATTATTCTGAATAGTGATGCTATACAGAGGGTTTGCGATGAGTTCATGGTTGCTAATTCAGAATTATTTGCTCTTGTTCAGGAGTACAACAGAATAGCCAGTACCTGTGGTATGGATGAACTTCGGATTACTCATCTGGGGTAGATACATATCTGGATTATCACTTGTTACGGTAAAAAGTGATTGCTTACTGTTTTTGTGAGTGGCATTGCAGCAGCCGGATAATGTCAGTGCTGGCTGACGGTGTGCTGGTGGCGGGTGTGGTGGTTGTTGCTTTCCCGTTGCTGAAAAAGAAAACGCCAGACTGTTAGCCGGGTATCAGTTAGCGGGAGAAATTTTTAAATACTTCACAATTCAGGCGGTTGACTGTTGTCTGGTTTGCGGGGAGTTTGTTAAAAGAAACTGGCATGGTGAATCCCCCTGTGCGGAGGGGCAATCAGCGAGTAGGTATATGGGATAATCGCGGATTCAGGTGCTGGTACTGAATTCACCGGGAGGCACCCGGCACCATGCAATGGCACATAGCGCCACTCTCCAGCCCCTCTCCGGAGGGGCTGTTTATATTGATTTTGTCAGATGTGAGTAAACTCCTTATGGACTTTGTTGTTTTAGTCCATAAGGACATATTTGCAGAGTGCAACGGTTATTAAAGCATTCATTCAATACGTTATCTGTATTTGTAGGACATTCCTGGCTGTTTTTGATTAAATTCCAGAATGTTTTATTGAATGGTGCTACGTTGTAAATGGTTACAGGTAGCACTTTGTTATTGAGCATGATACCTGTGTGAGTCAGTGTAAATATACTTTCAGGAGGTAAGAAAGCATCCGATTGATACCAGATTATTAATTTTATTTTACTCCATATGACTGAAAAAGATATTCCGCATGATGGCTGGATAACTGTATCAATCACAATCCACTTCATTTAGTCTCCTTGTTTATGTCTTGCTGGTGATGTTCTGAAAAGTATAAATGATATTTTTGAATGTAAACCATAGAGCAGAATTATTTTTCTGATGTTGTTTATTGTTTATTTAAATGCAGGGTGGTTTATATCTCGTCTTGTAGTTTATCCATGCATATCTGCTTGATGATGAGGTTTTTATTTAAGGTATGGTTTTGTGTTTTTTCTGTATTACATGTCAGGTATTTTAAAGAATTATTTTTCAGATGGTGGAAAGAACCATGGCATTTAAACACTATGATGTTGTCAGGGCGGCATCGCCGTCAGACCTTGCGAAACGACTGACACAAAAACTGAAGGAGGGGTGGCAGCCATTTGGCAGTCCGGTGGCCATCACGCCTTATACCCTGATGCAGGCCATTGCGGCGGAAGGTGATGTCACCACACCTGTGGTGGTGAAGCCGTCGGATGGAGAAGGCGCAGTTATCAGCACCACCAGCAACCCGGAGTATTACTTTGTTGTTGCCCTGGCCGGGCAGTCAAACGGTATGGCGTATGGTGAAGGGCTTCCGCTGCCGGAGACATATGACCGTCCGGACCCGCGTATTAAACAGCTGGCGCGTCGCAGCACTGTCACGCCGGGTGGTGCGTTCTGTAACTACAATGACATTATTCCTGCGGACCACTGCCTGCATGATGTTCAGGATTTGAGTAAGTTTTCACACCCGAAAGCCAGTGCAGCTCAGTATGGATGCGTGGGGCAGGGATTACATATCGCGAAGAAATTGTTGCCGTTTATTCCGGCGAATGCCGGTATTCTTCTGGTTCCGTGCTGCCGTGGTGGTTCTGCATTTTTGGCGGGCGATGAAGGTACCTTCAGCGAATCCACCGGCGCAAGCGAGACCTCGGCACGCTGGGGTGTAGATAAGCCACTGTACAAGGACCTGCTTACCCGTACTCAGGCCGCACTGAAGGCCAACCCTAAAAATATTCTGCTTGCAGTGGTCTGGATGCAGGGCGAGTTTGATTTGAAACAGGGTGCATACGCCACCCAGCCGGGGCTGTTTGATTCCATGGTGGAAAAATATCGTTCTGACCTGTCGGAATTCGGAGGTCAGTGTCTCGGGGGCTCTCCGTCATCGGTTCCCTGGATTTGTGGCGACACGACCTACTACTGGAAGCAGACTTATTCTTCGCAATACGATGCGGTGTATGGTGCATACAAGACGAAATCCGCAAAAAAAATCTTCTTTGTGCCGTTTATGACGGATGAAAACGGGCGAAATGTGGGTACCAACGAGCCGTCAGAAGATCCGGATGTTGCGGATATTGGGTATTACGGAGCCGGTGGTCGAACGGACGCCAAAACCTGGACGACGGCTGACCGTAAAACGCATTTTGGATCATGGGCACGTCGTGGGATTATTTCCGACCGTCTGGCAACGGCGATTCTTGTGCATGCCGGGAGAAACGCTGAATTCATTACCGGAAAACAGCCTGATACGGTGAAGCCCACCGGACCTTCCGGTGAAGGTACGGAGAGAGAGCCGGAAGCCCCGGTCAGTAACCGAACCCTGATGAGTCTGCTGGCGTCCGGCGAAGACCTGGCATCACAGGGCTGGCGCTATTATCACAAACCGGCGAGCGGAGACAATGTTAACAAAAACATTGCTGAAGCGGTGGTCAGTGATGCGGGGGCTACGGGAGGTAAGGCCCTGCAACTGAATAAACCGGAAAACCACATCTGGTTTCTGGAGCATGATGCAGCCGGACAGGGAGTGGAGTTACTGAAGAAGGGGGGACGTGTGAGCGTACGGTTTAAGTTGCCGGGTTCACTGGTGCCGAATCAGTTTGCCCTGGGCATTTACTGGCAGTTGTCGTCCCTGCCGGAGGGAGTGACGCTGGCAGAGGAAGGCAACGACATGCTGATGTCCTTCTTTCTGCAGACGGATGCGACGAACCTGAACGCGATGCACCACAAGAAGCCGAATGCGAAGCTGGAAACGTTCGGGGTCTTTGATAACGGATGGCACACACTGGCTTTTGAGTTTGCCGGAAACAACAGCATTCAGGTGACGCCGGTACTGGATGAGAAACGGGGGACGCCGTTCACACTGGTGAAATCTCCGGCATCAGGGGCGGCGGACAAACTGCAACTGACAGGCATATCAAAGGCGGCGACATATACGCTGCTGATTGACAGTGTGAAGGTGGAAGTGAACAACGCGGACATCGCGGCATGATAAAAAAAGCCGCCAGCGGCAGGAATGGAAGCTGGCGGAGGTAATCCCAATGGAGAATGTAAAGAAAAGATGTTTTCGACATCAATCATTTCTAAATGAAAACAGTTCTCATTGTCAACCATAACGGTAAGAAATTATGACATTTATTCATCAGGTAATGCTGTACTTCTGTATGGCAGTCTGTGTTATGTATCTTCTTTCGGGTGGGTACAGGGCAGTGCGCGATTTCTGGCGCAGGCAGATTGATAAAAGGGCCGCTGAGAGAATCAGCGCCAGTCAGTCAGCCGGAAGCAAACCCGAAGATCCGCTCATTCCGTAGTCACTTTCTTGACAACACCTTTCAACGAGAAAATCCCATGTCAGAAATCACATCCCTGGTCACTGCTGAGGCAGTGAAGGAAGTCCTGCGCTCTGAAGAAGTCCTGAGCGCACTGAAACAGAAACTCCGCCAGAACCTTGAGTCGCGTCTTGATGCAGAAGTGGATGCCATTCTGGATGAGCTGCTGGGCGTACCAGCGGTTCCGGAGCCGGAAGGTATCGCGGGTGACGGGAGTGCTTCAGATGGCGGTGAACCCACACCTGACAGCGACATGATGATGTAAGCCTGCGCAAGGGACCATCGGTGTGTGCCGGTGGTCTTTATATTGTTGTGAGCTTCCGGATAACGGGAGACGGGGTATGTACCAGATGGAAAAAATCACAACAGGTGTGTCATACACCACGTCAGCGGTGGGAACGGGCTACTGGTTCCTGCAGTTGCTGGACAGGGTTTCCCCGTCTCAGTGGGCGGCAATAGGCGTGCTGGGGAGTCTGCTGTTTGGGCTGCTGACGTACCTGACTAACCTGTATTTCAAAATCAAAGAGGACCGGCGTAAGGCGGCGCGGGGAGAGTAAAGTGATGAATAAAAAATATGAACTGGTTGTTAAGGGGATAAATAATTACGGGGATAAGGTTACTGTTACTGTGAAGTCGGAAGGTGACGGGCAAGCGTCGCTGTTGTTGCCAGATGTGGCGATTAGTCTTGACCGTACTGAAGGTGCCACGCTGGAGTTTTACGAAGCTGAGGCGAAAAAGCAGGCGAAGCAGTTTTTCATGGATGTTGCTGCCGGGTTATGTGAATGGAACGAACCGTTGCCGGAAAAGCGCCCCGTAATTTTAGAGGCGCAGGATGTGTTGATAACCTACAAAGGAAAGCTACCGGGAAGAATTACTTGTTCTCTGAAGATGCCGCCGTCAACACTGCGGTCAGAAAAAGATGATGTTGAATCACGTATTGAAAAACTGGAGAGCTACGTCGTTGAGCTGAATAAGAAATGGTCGATATTGGTGCCTTCTGGCGATGAAAAGCAGTTTGCTGCGTTTGACGATTATTGTCGGAAAGTGATGAGCAGAAATCTCGCAGAGTGTTTCAGTATTCATAATGATAATTTCAGTGACCCGGAATGGGAGTGTAACCGGCCATCCTTTGTTGTATCCGGTGATGCTGGGAAAATAACCATCTCAGAAAATGGGAAAGTAACACCTCCATCGCACCAGCACAGTGAGGAGCTCATTGAATTTGCCATTGATTACCTGAAGAACAATAAAAAGCAGGGGCTGATGAAGCGCGTTGGCCGTTGCATGGGATATCTTCAGGTAGCCGCTGAGATTGAAGCGCTGGCCAGTGGTGCTGATAAGGATGCAATTGTGCGGGAGGCTCTTCTTCGTGATTTTAATACTCCACCCTTTAAAAAAGTGCCGGCTTACTGGCTTCATCCGGGGCTGACTTATCTTAAAGTGCGTATTTAGTGGGCCAGGGACAGCGGCTGAATATTTAATATATCCATGAACACCAAAATCAAATACGGCCTGTCGGCTGCCGTTCTGGCGCTGATTGCCGCTGGTGCGCCTGCGCCTGACATTCTCGACCAGTTTCTGGATGAAAAGGAAGGCAACCACACCACGGCATACCGTGATGGTGCAGGTATCTGGACCATCTGCCGTGGTGCCATCATGGTGGATGGCAAACCTGTCGTTCCGGGCATGAAGTTGTCGAAGGAAAAATGCGACCAGGTTAACGCCATTGAGCGTGATAAAGCGCTGGCGTGGGTGGAGAAAAACATCAGAGTGCCGCTGACCGAACCCCAGAAAGCGGGGATCGCGTCATTCTGTCCGTACAACATTGGTCCCGGTAAGTGTTTCCCGTCGACGTTTTACAGACGAATTAATGCTGGTGATCGAAAAGGTGCCTGCGAAGCGATTCGCTGGTGGATTAAGGACGGTGGCAGAGACTGCCGTATTCGTTCAAACAACTGTTACGGTCAGGTATCCCGTCGTGACCAGGAGAGCGCGCTGGCGTGCTGGGGTATCGACAGATAAGCAGAATATTTTGCTGAAAAATGAGGAATGGCCACGCGGGCGGATAACACGAAATCCTGCGAACTGGCGAAACGTAAGTGAATAAAAGTAAAAAACCCGTTTGTTGGCACCAAGCGAGGTTTTGTGTTTCTGACCTTGAGTAAGGCAAGGGAGAACATGGCGAAGTGTAAACGAATTCTGTTGAGGTTGACTATGAAAAATGGCCTTGAACTGAAAGCGCCTGTAACTGATGACATCAGCAGAGCACTGGCTTTTGCCATTAAGTGGGTGGCGGTCGGTGTTGCTGTGTCCCCGATGCTGTATGGGCTGGCAAAACTGGTCATTGCGTTGAAATCGTGAAGGGAGGATTAAGCATGTCAGACAAACTCATAACGCTGGCGAAGATCCTCTGTGTAATTGTCGGCATTTCATTTTCACTAATGCTGGTTGCTCTTTTTCTTTCCATGGCCTGGATGATGTTGTCTTCGTCGGGGTTGCTGGGGTGAACATAAACCGAATGCTTTCCGCGTTTATCGTTATTCTGCTGGTGGCCTGTGGTGCGCTGTGGATGGCAACAGACCATTACCGTGATAACGCGATTACCTACAAAGCGCAGCGCGATAACAAAGCCAGTGAACTGAAGCTGGCGAACGCAACCATTACTGATATGCAGGTGCGCCAGCGCGATGTTGCTGCGCTCGATGCAAAATACTCGAGGGAATTAGCCGATGCGAGAGCTGAAAATGAAACTCTTCGCGCTGACGTTGCCGCTGGTCGTAAGCGCCTGCGGATCAACGCCACCTGTCCAGGCTCCGTGCGTGAAGCCCCCACCACCTCCGGCGTGGATAATGCAACCGGCCCCCAACTGGCAGACACCGTTACACGGGATTATTTCACCCTCAGAGAGCGGCTGATGACGATGCACAAGCAACTGGAAGGGGCACAGGACTATATCCGCACTCAGTGCCTGAAATAAGTTTTGTTGATGCGCCGTATCGTCGCTATATTCCCTCATTAACAGAGACCGCAGCCCGACAGGGAGACTCCTCTGCGCGAGTGTGCGGGGATAATTAAAAACGATGCACACCGGGTTTTTACCGCGTTAATGATTCGCGGGTTTATCCCGGTGCGATGGTGGAAGAAACAGGAAGCTGTATTACAGAAAGTGCTACTACTGTATCCCGATGCGATGTATGTAATGTGAGTCAGATAATGGCACAGGATGTGGTGATGTGGCAGTCTGGAACACAGGATATATTGTCAGAATAAGACCCGTAGGAATAAAAATGAAAAGACGCCTTTTACTACTTTTTCTGTTATCTGTCCTGGCAGTGGGATGCTCGCAGCAAAAAGCTGATGAGCCCCGGCAATTAGTGACGGTGTATCCACGATATCCGGAATATGCTGCAGCAAATTATATCAAGGGGCTGGTTGAGGTTAAGTTCGATATTGGTGCTGATGGGACTGTGACACGGATCGTTTTTCTCCGCTCAGAGCCTCATAATTTGTTTCGTGATGAAGTGGTGAAGGCCATGGCGAAATGGCGATTTGAAAAGAATCGCCCCTGTCAGGGAGTGAAGAGACAATTTATCTTTACGCCGTCACGTCCTTGATGCTTCCAGGTAGAGAGGGGCTGGACGCAGGAGAAAAATGAAAGAGCCAGCGGTTATATTTTTGTCATGGCTGACGAGGAATGATGGAAGAAGGCGTTGTATGCCACACAACGCCTCACTGTTCATTTCTTCTTTTTCTCTGGTGGAACCCGATGAATAAGAGTTGCACTGGTTTCCGATGAGATGGCGATATACTCGGGCAAAGTATGCTGGCAGTTTTCCAACTGGTCAAAAATACCTGCTCTCGTCTGTTGCAATGCCTGCAGCATGCGGCGGCAATGCGCCTTGCTTTTACTAACCATCTTTCCTTCCTCTATCAGTCGCTGCGTGAACTCATCATGTAATACCAGGTAAATGCGGATGTTATCGGTTTTGGCTACGCAGCATAGTACAAAACGGACAGGTGCATCCCGGGACGGGGGAGGCGTCACATGTCCCTGTGATGGTTGTTCCGGGTAATGCACTGTGTGGGGCATAAAAATGTCCGATAATTTTACTTTCTACCGCAGTTAGTTGATTCGTTGGTCCTGGTAGCACATTGGGCGAGGATTTAAATGCCAGGCAACTGAAGGATGATGTTGCAAGGGAGATAGCGAGAATATTTCTGATTTTCATTTGATGATGCCTCTGTGTGAAATGACGGTAAACGACGCACTTGTGCCGGCACATAATAGCAAGCACCATAATAGATCAGATTCGATTCTTGCTGTAAGTGATAATTATTCTCGTTTTCGGGTCCTTTCCGTCGATCCAACAGGTTACGGGGCGGCGACCTCGCGGATTTTCACTATTTATGAAAATTTTCCGGGATCCATGTCCGGTTTCTCTGCAAGTTAACCATATGAAAAATATAAAAACATGCTTTCCATGAACCGGACATGCGCAAAAAATAGACATGTAAGCCGGACATGACCGGTTTTGTTGTGATTGTGAGGTGAGAGTTTTTGCGAGGTGAGGAGTGGCTACGCAGACTGAAGTTGCCAGGCATTTAAGTCTGACCGATCGCCAGCTTCGCAGATTGCAGAAATTGCCGGGTGCCCCGATATCGAATAAGCGAGGGCAACTGGATCTGGATGCCTGGCGCGATTTTTACATATCGTATCTGAGAAGAAGTAAAAACGATGTGCCTGATGGCGATAGCGAAGACGACTATGAGGAGAAATTGCTTATTGCCAGATGGGAACTGACAGCAGAACAGGCTGTTACACAGCAGTTAAAAAATGAGGTGTCAAAAGGAAAACTTATTGATACCGGGTTCTGTATTTTTGCCCTCAGCAAGCTGGCAATGGCGTTATCCAGTACGCTTGATTCCATCCCTTTATCCATGCAGCGACAGTTTCCTGATTTAACACCGCGCCATCTTGACCATCTGAAAACCCTTATTGCGAAGGGGGCAAATCAGTGTGCGCGGGCGGGGGATAAATTACCGGATTTACTCGATGAATATATCAGAGCAACAACTGAATAATATGATGAGTGCTGTCACAACAGCATTACAGCCCCTGATAAGGGCATTGCCGGTGACGCCAGTTGAATGGGCTGATCAAAATTATTATCTGCCTAAAGAATCTTCATATGGTGAGGGAGAATGGAAAACGCTGCCGTTCCAGATCGCCATCATGAACAGCATGGGGAATGATCAGATCCGGACTGTTAATCTGATTAAATCTGCCCGTGTTGGCTATACAAAGATGTTGCTGGGGGTGGTCGGGTATTTTATTGAGCATAAATCCCGAAACAGTCTGCTTTTTCAGCCCACGGATTCTGCCGCTGAAGATTTTATGAAGTCTCACGTGGAGGCGACGATTCGGGATGTGCCATGTCTGAAAGACCTTTCTCCATGGCTGGGGCGTAAACATCGTGACAATACTCTCACGCTGAAACGCTTTTCATCGGGTGTGGGCTTCTGGTGCCTGGGCGGCGCTGCCGCCAAAAACTACCGTGAAAAATCCGTGGACGTGGTCTGCTATGACGAACTTTCCTCGTTCGAACCGGATGTCGAAAAAGAGGGTTCGCCAACCCTGCTTGGGGATAAACGTATTGAGGGCTCTGTATGGCCCAAATCCATTCGCGGCTCGACGCCTAAAATCAAAGGCACCTGCCAGATCGAAAAAGCGGCCAACGAGTCGGCGCATTTCATGCGTTTTTATGTGCCCTGCCCACACTGTGGGGAGGAGCAGTATCTGAAATTTGGCGATGAATCCACGCCTTTTGGCCTTAAATGGGAGAAGGACAGCCCCGAAAGCGTTTTCTACCTCTGTGAACATCATGGCTGCGTGATCCATCAGTCTGAGCTTGACCAGAGCAACGGGCGGTGGATCTGTGAAAACACGTGGATGTGGACCCGTGACGGTCTGACGTTTTTCAGCGCCGCGGATAATGAAATTCCGCCGCCGCGCTCCATCACGTTCCATATCTGGACGGCGTACAGTCCGTTCACCACCTGGGTACAGATAGTCTATGACTGGCTGGATGCACTGAAAGATCCCAACGGCCTGAAAACCTTTGTGAACACCACGCTGGGCGAGACCTGGGAAGAGGCCGTGGGCGAAAAACTCGATCACCAGGTACTGATGGATAAGGTCGTGCATTACACGGCGGCGGTGCCAGCCCGGGTGGTTTATCTGACGGCGGGCATTGACTCGCAGCGAAACCGTTTTGAGATGTATGTCTGGGGATGGGCTCCGGGAGAGGAAGCCTTTCTGGTGGATAAAATCATCATTATGGGACGTCCCGATGAGGAAGAGACGCTGTTACGTGTGGATGCGGCGATCAACAAAAAATACCGCCATGCGGATGGCACCGAAATGACCATTTCCCGTGTCTGCTGGGACACCGGGGGGATCGATGGTGAAATCGTCTACCAGAGGTCAAAAAAACACGGTGTTTTCCGTGTGCTGCCGGTAAAAGGCGCGTCTGTCTATGGCAAGCCGGTGATCACCATGCCGAAAACCCGCAATCAGCGGGGCGTTTATCTGTGTGAAGTGGGGACGGACACCGCAAAAGAAATTCTCTATGCCCGTATGAAAGCCGAGCCCACGCCTGCGGATGAAGCCACGTCGTATGCCATCCGTTTTCCTGATGATCCGGAGATTTTTTCGCAGACAGAGGCGCAGCAACTGGTCGCGGAAGAGCTTGTGGAGAAGTGGGAAAAAGGAAAGATGCGTCTGCTGTGGGATAACAAAAAGCGGCGTAACGAAGCGCTGGACTGCCTGGTGTATGCCTACGCGGCATTACGTGTGTCCGTGCAACGCTGGCAGCTTGATCTGGCTGTACTGGCAAAATCCCGGGAAGAAGAGACGACCCGGCCAACCCTTAAAGAACTGGCAGCGAAGCTGTCCGGAGGAGTGAATGGTTACAGTCGCTGAACTGCAGGCGCTGCGTCAGGCGCGCCTTGATTTATTAACCGGTAAACGGGTGGTGTCTGTCCAGAAAGATGGACGAAGAATTGAATATACGGCGGCCTCTCTGGATGAGCTTAACCGTGCGATCAATGATGCTGAGTCGGTACTGGGGACAACCCGCCGTCGCCGTCGTCCGCTGGGAGTGAGGTTATGAAACGAACGCCTGTCCTGATTGATGTGAACGGCGTTCCGCTTCGGGAGAGCCTCAGCTACAACGGGGGCGGCGCAGGATTTGGCGGGCAAATGGCGGAGTGGTTGCCACCGGCGCAGAGTGCCGATGCGGCCCTGCTGCCCGCGTTGCGTCTGGGGAATGCCCGGGCAGATGATCTGGTGCGCAATAACGGGATAGCGGCCAATGCGGTGGCCCTGCATAAGGATCACATTGTCGGGCATATGTTTCTTATCAGCTACCGCCCGAACTGGCGCTGGCTGGGGATGCGGGAGACCGCGACAAAAAGTTTTGTCGATGAGGTGGAGGCGGCCTGGTCAGAATACGCAGAAGGGATGTTTGGTGAGATCGACGTGGAAGGGAAACGCACGTTTACGGAATTTATCCGTGAAGGTGTGGGCGTTCATGCGTTTAACGGCGAAATCTTTGTGCAGCCGGTCTGGGATACGGAGAGCACGCAACTGTTTCGTACGCGTTTTAAAGCCGTGAGTCCGAAACGGGTGGACACGCCAGGACATGGTATCGGGAACCGTTTTCTGCGGGCCGGGGTGGAGGTCGATCGATATGGTCGTGCCGTTGCGTACCATATCTGTGAGGATGATTTTCCTCGCTCCGGGAGTGGACGATGGGAACGGATCCCGCGTGAACTTCCCACCGGGCGTCCGGCCATGCTGCATATTTTCGAGCCGGTGGAGGACGGGCAGACCCGTGGGGCCAACCAGTTTTACAGCGTCATGGAACGGCTGAAGATGCTCGATTCCCTGCAGGCAACACAGCTTCAGTCGGCCATTGTCAAGGCGATGTATGCAGCGACAATTGAAAGTGAACTGGATACCGAAAAGGCCTTTGAATATATCGCCGGTGCGCCGCAGGGGCAGAAGGATAATCCGCTTATTAATATTCTGGAGAAGTTCTCCAGCTGGTATGACACGAATAACGTGACGCTGGGCGGTGTCAAAATTCCGCACCTTTTCCCTGGTGATGATCTGAAACTGCAGACCGCGCAGGATTCAGACAATGGATTTTCGGCGCTTGAACAGGCGCTGCTGCGGTATATCGCCGCCGGTCTTGGTGTTTCCTACGAACAGTTGTCCCGTGATTACTCGAAGGTCAGTTATTCAAGTGCCCGCGCCTCCGCCAATGAGTCGTGGCGCTATTTTATGGGACGACGAAAATTTATTGCGTCCCGGCTGGCCACGCAGATGTTTTCCTGCTGGCTGGAAGAGGCACTTCTTCGGGGGATTATTCGTCCGCCACGGGCACGTTTTGATTTTTATCAGGCGCGTTCAGCCTGGTCACGGGCTGAGTGGATTGGTGCCGGAAGAATGGCCATTGACGGGCTCAAGGAGGTTCAGGAATCGGTGATGCGTATTGATTCCGGACTGAGCACGTATGAGAAAGAGCTGGCGCTGATGGGCGAGGATTATCAGGACATTTTCCGCCAGCAGGTCAGGGAATCTGCAGAGCGGGAAAAAGCCGGACTCTCACGTCCGGTGTGGATAGCGCAGGCGTATCAGCAGCAGATAGCGGAGAGTCGCAGGCCGGAAGAGGAGACAACACCACGTGAGACGTAATCTTTCACACATTATTGCAGCAGCATTCAATGAACCGCTGCTTCTGGAGCCCGCCTATGCGCGGGTTTTCTTTTGCGCGCTCGGGCGCGAGATGGGGGCAGCAAGTCTTTCGGTACCACAACAGCAGGTACAGCTTGATGCTCCCGGAATGCTGGCTGAAACGGACGAGTACATGGCCGGAGGTAAACGACCGGCCCGTGTTTACCGGGTGGTGAACGGTATTGCTGTACTGCCGGTGACAGGCACGCTGGTGCACCGGCTGGGGGGTATGCGGCCATTTTCCGGAATGACAGGCTATGACGGCATTGTCGCCTGTCTTCAGCAGGCAATGGCGGATAGCCAGGTGCGGGGTGTACTGCTGGACATTGACAGTCCGGGCGGGCAGGCCGCCGGTGCGTTTGACTGTGCTGACATGATTTACCGACTCCGTCAGCAGAAGCCGGTCTGGGCACTGTGCAATGACACGGCCTGTTCTGCAGCCATGCTGCTGGCGTCGGCCTGCTCCCGACGGCTGGTTACCCAGACATCCCGTATCGGCTCCATTGGCGTGATGATGAGCCATGTCAGCTATGCCGGTCATCTGGCGCAGGCCGGTGTGGATATCACGCTGATTTACTCAGGGGCGCACAAGGTGGATGGCAATCAGTTTGAAGCGTTGCCGGAAGAGGTTCGCCAGGACATGCAGCAGCGGATTGATGCGGCGCGCCGGATGTTTGCCGAAAAAGTGGCGATGTATACCGGTCTGTCTGTTGATGCAGTCACGGGAACAGAGGCCGCCGTTTTTGAAGGTCAGTCCGGCATTGAGGCCGGGCTGGCGGATGAATTAATCAATGCGTCGGATGCCATCAGCGTGATGGCTGCGGCGCTGAACACACATGATACAGGAGGCACTATGCCGCAATTAACTGCAACGGAAGCTGCCGCGCAGGAGAACCAGCGAGTGATGGGGATCCTGACGTGTCAGGAAGCGAAAGGACGTGAACACCTTGCCACGATGCTGGCAGGACAACAGGGCATGAGCGTTGAACAGGCCCGGGCGATTCTGACCGCGGCAGCACCACAGCAGCCGGTGGCATCCACGCAGAGTGAAGCCGATCGCATTATGGCGTGTGAAGAGGCTAAAGGTCGTGAACAACTGGCGGCAACGCTGGCGGCGATGCCGGAGATGACGGTGGAAAAAGCCCGCCCGATCCTGGCGGCTGCACCACTGGCGGATGCCGGACCCTCACTCCGTGATCAGATCATGGCTCTGGATGAGGCAAAAGGGGCTGAGGCGCAGGCTGAAAAACTGGCGGCGTTTCCCGGAATGACGGTGGAGGCTGCCCGCGACATTCTGTCCTCATCGCCGGATAAAGCAGAACCGGTCTCTGCATCCACAACCGCCCTGTTTGAACATTTCATGGCGAATCATTCACCGGCAGCGGTGCGGGGTGGCGTGTCACAGACGTCAGCAGACGGTGATGCGGACGTGAAAATGCTCATGGCCATGCCATGAAGTCAGTGCTGACCATCAATATGAGGTTTTTACAATATGGTAACGAAAACCATCACTGAACAACGTGCAGAAGTACGTATTTTTGCCGGTAATGATCCGGCTCATACCGCCACAGGCAGCAGCGGGATTTCTCAGGCAACACCGGCACTGACGCCCCTGATGCTGGATGAAGCCAGCGGGAAACTGGTTGTCTGGGATGGACAGAAAGCCGGTAGTGCGGTTGGCATACTGGTACTGCCGCTTGAAGGCACAGAGACGGTGCTGACCTATTACAAGTCGGGGACCTTTGCGACGGAGGCAATCCGCTGGCCTGACAGTGTGGATGAACACAAAAAGGCAAATGCCTTTGCCGGTACAGCCCTGAGTCACGCGGCTCTGCCGTAACACGTTATCAGGCCACCATGGTGGCCTGACTGATTTCTGAATGAAAGGAACTGATTTATGGGATTGTTTACGACCCGCCAGTTACTCGGTTATACCGAACAAAAAGTTAAATTCCGTGCGCTGTTTCTGGAGCTGTTTTTCCGCCGTACGGTGAATTTCCACACCGAAGAGGTGATGCTGGACAAAATTACCGGAAAAACGCCGGTGGCGGCCTATGTCTCCCCGATCGTTGAAGGAAAAGTGCTTCGCCATCGCGGTGGTGAAACCCGCGTGTTACGTCCGGGCTACGTCAAGCCCAAACACGAATTTAATTACCAGCAGGCGGTTGAGCGCCTTCCTGGTGAAGATCCGGCTCAGCTGAACGACCCAGCCTACCGTCGTCTGCGTATCATTACCGATAACCTCAAACAGGAAGAGCACGCCATTGTCCAGGTGGAAGAAATGCAGGCGGTGAATGCCGTGCTGTATGGCAAATACACCATGGAAGGGGATCAGTTTGATACTGTCGAGGTGGATTTCGGGCGCTCTGAAGGAAATAACATTGAGCAGGCTGACGGTAAAAAATGGTCTGAGCAGGACCGTGATACGTTTGATCCGACGCATGATATTGACCTCTACTGCGATCAGGCCAGCGGCCTTGTGAATATCGCCATTATGGACGGTACGGTCTGGCGTCTGCTGAATGGCTTTAAGCTGTTCCGCGAAAAACTGGATACCCGTCGCGGCTCAAATTCACAACTCGAAACGGCAGTGAAAGATCTGGGCGCAGTGGTGTCCTTCAAGGGGTATTACGGCGATCTGGCCATTGTGGTGGCGAAAACGTCTTATGTGGCAGAGGACGGTACCGAAAAACGTTATCTGCCGGAGGGCACACTGGTCCTGGGGAATACGGCAGCAGAGGGCATTCGTTGCTATGGTGCCATTCAGGATGCGCAGGCGTTGTCCGAAGGTGTGGTGGCCTCTTCCCGTTATCCGAAACACTGGCTGACTGTGGGCGATCCGGCCCGTGAATTCACCATGACGCAGTCCGCACCGCTGATGGTGCTGCCGGATCCGGATGAGTTTGTGGTGGTACAGGTGAAATAATCCGGGAGTGGGGGCGAAATGCCCCCGTGTCTTTTTTCACAGGAGGCTGAGATGGCAACAAAAGAAGAAAATCTGAATCGTCTTCGTCAACTGGCTGGCCTGCTGGGGCGCGAGGCGGATATGTCGGGGAGTGCTGCGGATATTGCTCAACGTGTGTCTGAGTGGGAAGAGGAGCTTGCTGTTTCCCCGGAGGGCATTATGCACTCTGATGAGAGCGGGGCTGATCAAAATCACACAGACGATGGTGAGCAGTTGAACAACACGGATGCTCCGGATGATGTTAAAGCCGTCCGGGGACGGAAGTGCCTGCAAGTAATGGGGTATTGCCCGGAGACAGGTCGTCCCGTTGAGCTGGCGTTACGGGGTATGCGTGTTCTGGTGCCATCATCACTGGCAACGGCCATGATACAGCACGGAACGGCTGAATATGCGTGATTTTCAGAATGCCTTTGATGCTGCCCTCGCCGGGGTGGACAGTACGATCGTTGAAGTGATGGGGCTCTGTGCGCAGTTCACCTCCGGAGCACAACGTGGCGGCGAAGTTCAGGGGGTTTTTGACGATCCGGAGTCGCTGGGTTTTGCCGGTGGCGGGGTCCGTATTGAAGGAAGCAGCCCGTCATTATTTGTGCGGACGGATACGGTGCGTGCCGTGCGGCGTGGTGACACGCTGACCATTAACGGCGAGATGTTCTGGGTGGATCGTGTTTCTCCGGATGACGGGGGCAGCTGTTATCTCTGGCTCAACCGTGGTCAACCACCCGCAGTTAACCGGCGACGATAAACGCAGGGTGAAATTATGGCGATAAAAGGGCTTGATCAGGCGATTGACAATCTGAGCCGGGTTCGTAAAAACGCCATTCCGGCGGCTTCAGCAATGACGATTAACCGCGTGGCCACAACGGCGATTAATCAGTCTTCATCACAGGTTGCCCGGGAGACAAAGGTACGCCGGAAACTGGTTAAGGAACGGTCCAGACTGAAACTGGCCACGGTCAGAAATCCGAATGCCAGAATTATCGTTAACCGCGGTGATCTCCCTGTGATTAAGCTGGGGATCAGGATGCTGGGGCGTCGCCCGAACAGCATACTTAAAGCCGGTCAGCATCGGTATCAGCGGGCATTTATTCAGCGATTAAAAAATGGTCGCTGGCATGTCATGCAGCGTGTGGCCGGGAAAAACCGTTACCCCATTGATGTGGTGAAAATCCCGATGGCGGCCCCACTGAAACAGGCATTTGATGAGAATGTTGACCGTATCCGGCGTGAACGCCTGCCTAAAGAACTGGCATCCGCGCTGAAACAACAACTGAGGATTGCAATAAAACGATGAAACACACTGACATTCGTGCCGCAGTGCTGGATGCACTCGAGCAGCATGAACACGGGGCGACGCTGTTTGATGGTCGCCCCGTTGTTTTTGACGAAGAGGATTTTCCTGCGATCGCGGTTTATCTGACGGATGCAGAGTATACCGGTGAAGAGCTGGATGCAGATACCTGGCGGGCCACGCTGCATATTGAGGTGTTTTTACCGGCACAGGTACCGGATTCAGAGCTTGATCAGTGGATGGAAAGCCGGATTTACCCGGCGATGACCGCGATCCCGGCACTGGCAGGACTGATTACCACGATGGTTACGCAGGGCTATGAGTATCGTCGTGATGACGATATGGCGTTATGGAGTTCTGCAGATCTGACTTATTCCATTACATACGAGATGTGAGGACGATATGGCAACACCAAATCCCCTTGAGCCGGTAAAAGGTGCCGGTACCACTCTGTGGGTTTACAACGGCAAGGGTGATGCTTATGCAAACCCGTTGTCAGACGATGACTGGCAGCGACTGGCTAAGGTGAAGGATCTGACGCCGGGCGAGATGACGGCAGAATCCTACGATGATAACTACCTGGATGATGAAGACGCGGACTGGACCGCGACCGGGCAGGGACAGAAATCTGCAGGTGATACCAGTTTTACGCTGGCCTGGAAACCGGGAGAGGAAGGCCAGAAAGGGCTTATAGGCTGGTTTGAAAGCGGCGATGTCCGGGCCTATAAAATCCGTTTTCCGAATGGCACGGTGGATGTGTTTCGTGGCTGGGTCAGCAGTATCGGTAAGGCCGTGACGGCGAAAGAAGTGATCACCCGCACGGTGAAAGTCACTAACGTGGGTAAACCTTCTGTAGCGGAAGAACGCAGCAAAATTACGCCGGTCAGTGCGATTAAGGTGACGCCGACATCCGGTACGGTGGCAAAAGGGAAAACAACCACCCTGACGGTTTCTTTTGAGCCGGAAAGTGCAACCGACAAGACGTTCAGAGCGGTTTCCGCCGATCCGTCGAAAGCCACCATTAGTGTGAAAGATATGACAATTACGGTAAACGGCGTGGCGACAGGTAAGGTGCAGATCCCTGTGGTGAGCGGAAATGGTCAGTTCGCCGCAGTGGCTGAAGTCACCGTTACTGAAGCGGGCGCTGCAGGGTAAACGGAGGTAATACATGTTTCTGAAAACAGAACAATTTGAATATAACGGTGTGTCTGTCACGCTTTCCGAATTGTCTGCGCTGCAGCGTATCGAGCATCTTGCCCTCCTGAAACGGCGTGCAGAACAGGCAGAATCCAGCGGCAACCTGCAGGTAAGTGTGGAAGATCTCGTCAGAACCGGCGCGTTTCTGGTGGCGATGTCCCTGTGGCATAACCATCCACAGAAAACGCAGTCACCGTCAATGAATGAGGCCGTGATGAAGATAGAGCAGGAAGTGCTCACTACCTGGCCTGCCGATGCCATTGCCCGGGCGGAAGACGTGGTGTTGTGCCTGTCCGGGATGATCGAAGCTGTTCGTCCGGATACTGATATTACTGAAGTGGCGAAAAATAACACGCTGACTGATGATGATTTTTCTGCGGGAAAGTCTTCGACGGCGAGCTGAACTTTGCCCTCAGACTGGCGCGTGAGATGGGGAGACCCGACTGGCGCGCCATGCTTGCCGGGATGACATCCACCGAATATGCCGACTGGCACCGTTTTTACCGCACGCATTATTTTCAGGATACCCAGCTGGATATGCATTTTTCCGGGCTGACGTACGCTGTACTCAGCCTGTTTTTTTGCGATCCGGATATGCATCCCTCTGATTTCAGTCTGCTTGTCCCCCGGCATGAGGAAGAGCAGGTGGAGAGGCCGGATGAGGACAAAATGCTGATGCAGAAAGCGGCAGGACTTGCCGGAGGCGTCCGGTTCGGTGGGGACGGAGGGCGCGATATTTTATCGTCTGCGGATGTGGCGGATGTCATGGTGGATGATGCCGCATTAATGATGGCTTCAGCGGGGATTCCGGGAGGTGTGAGATATGTCCCAGCCGGTTGGTGATCTTGTTATTGACCTTAGTCTGGATGCTGTCCGTTTCGATGAGCAGATGAGCCGGGTAAGGCGTCATTTTTCAGGTCTGGATACCGACGCCAGAAAAACCGCCAGTGCTGTTGAACAGGGCCTGAGCCGCCAGGCGCTGGCTGCACAAAAAGCCGGGATTTCCGTCGGGCAGTATAAAGCGGCCATGCGAACCCTGCCCGCACAGTTTACGGATATCGCCACGCAGCTTGCCGGTGGTCAGAATCCCTGGCTGATCCTGCTGCAACAGGGCGGTCAGGTGAAGGACTCCTTCGGCGGGATGATCCCCATGTTCAGGGGGCTTGCCGGTGCGATCACCCTGCCGATGGTCGGGGTCACCTCGCTGGCGGTGGCGACAGGTGCGCTGGTGTACGCCTGGTACCAGGGAGATTCCACGCTTTCAGCGTTTAATAAAACCCTGGTTCTTTCCGGTAATCAGTCCGGACTGACTGCCGATCGTATGCTGACTCTCTCAAGAGCCGGGCAGGCAGCAGGGCTGACGTTTAACCAGGCGAGAGAGTCACTGGCAGCCCTGGTGAATGCCGGTGTGCGTGGTGGTGAACAGTTTGATGCCATCAACCAGAGTGTCGCGCGTTTTGCGTCTGCATCCGGTGTGGAGGTGGATAAAGTCGCTGAAGCCTTCGGGAAGCTGACCACTGACCCGACGTCGGGACTGATGGCGATGGCGCGCCAGTTTCGTAACGTGACGGCAGAGCAGATTGCGTATGTTGCACAACTGCAGCGTTCCGGAGACGAGGCCGGAGCCTTACAGGCGGCGAACGATATCGCCACGAAAGGCTTTGATGAGCAGACCCGTCGCCTGAAAGAAAACATGGGAACACTGGAGACCTGGGCGGATAAAACAGGGAAGGCATTCAAATCGATGTGGGATGCCATTCTGGATATCGGTCGTCCGGAATCCTCAGCGGATATGCTCGCCAGTGCGCAGAAGGCATTTGATGAGGCGGATAAAAAATGGCAGTGGTACCAGAGCCGGAGCCAGCGCCGGGGAAAGACCTCCTCTTTTCGTGCGAACCTTCAGGGGGCATGGGATGACCGGGAAAATGCCCGTCTGGGTCTGGCAGCGGCCACGCTGCAGTCGGATATGGAAAAAGCCGGTGAACTGGCGGCAAGGGACCGGGCTGAGCGTGAGGCGTCACAGCTGAAGTATACCGGAGAGGCGCAGAAGGCGTATGAGCGTCTGCTGACGCCACTGGAGAAATATACTGACCGGCAGGAAGAGCTGAATAAGGCCCTGAAAGACGGGAAAATCCTGCAGGCGGATTACAACACGCTGATGGCGGCGGCGAAAAAGG